ATGCTTTAGCTACAGTAGTTCCTTGTTTGTTATCAACCTTTAAGGTTATCTTATTGTTGTGTACAAAATCGTATATGTCAAAGTTTTTTGCCATTATTATGCTATTTCAGTTATTATTTCTCTCATTAAATCCTGTGCTTTACAATATTGTCCACAAGCATCAGTACCAATTTGTTTTAGTGGATTTACAGACTCATTCATTGGGACCATAAATGCACCATGTGTGGATGGGTTAGAAACAAAATCCCAACCAATCAATTCAAAATCTTCAGCAACTTCTACTTTATTTCCACTTAAAGGTTTAGTTGAACCCATACCTCTTGAAGAAATACCCAATAGGATACCTGCTTTTAACAATTCTTTTAATATGTTACCAGATGGTGTTGATAATACTTCAACAGTTCCACATAGGTCATCGCCTTCCCACCATATTTCTCTAATATTATGTGATACGTTTTTTAAGTTAATAACGGTTGAATCTGGATGGTCTAACTCACCTAAAGCTCTGCGTTCTTTAATAAATGTTAAATATTTTTTAGCTTCTCTCTCTAAGATTGGTTTTGGATATATTCTACCATTTTGGTTCTCGGCACCAGCTCTCTGAAGAACGCCTTTTACCAAAGTTCTACCACCATCATCTTCTTTTACCTTACCCTCAAATAAGTGTGTTTCTATTAAAAGCGATTTCATTTATATTCTTATTTTTTAGATTCCATTTTGCTTCTAATCTTATTAGCAATAACTCCCATCTGAGATTTATCTAATCCTAAACCATCAACCATTTGTGCAATTAATTGAAGTTTTTGAGTTGGGTTTAATTTTGCCGTGCTAATTAAATTTATAGCCTGTGCCATCTTTTGATTTATTGTAGAAGGTATTGGTGCTTTTGGTAATTCTGCTGAAATATCTTCATTTTTTTCACCTTTACCATTCCAAGCAGTATCTATCTTATTAAAGAATTCTTTTTTTTCTTCATCGGACATATCATTAATACCTTTACCCGCTTTTTCTAATGCTTTTTTAAAGAATGCCTGATAATCAGCTTCTTCTACCATTACTTCTTTAACTAATTCTTTTAGTCTTGATTTTGTAATTGATGTGTTCATATTATAGTGTTCTAATTTTTTCTGAAAGGTTCATTAATCTTTCTTTGATTTTATGTAAACTTTTATGAGTTCTTTTGTAGTAATCATCTTTGGTAACACCATTCTCAGTTTTTAATTTAGAATACCAATTAACAAATTTTTCAACTTCTCCTAATTGTTGTTTAATTGATGTAATACCTTTACCTATTTTTGATTTTGCAGAACCATCTTCTCTTTTTAATGCCACCCAACGATTTTCGGCTAAATGTAAATTCTTTTCAGCTAATTCCATACCACTAATAACTGCAATTTCTGCACCTGGTTCTTTTTTAGCTGCTGTTGGTTTTTCTTTTTCTTGCTTTAGATTCAATATTTTTGTTTCTTCTAAATCATCAACAACAGTTCCACCTGTTATACTAGCCAATCTATTGTTTTTCTTTTTAGTTTGGCCTGGCTTTGCAAATGCGTTTGGTGTATCGTATCCAGCAACATTAGCAGTTGCAGACATTTCATCCAAAGATTTTTGGATGTTTCTTTCCCTAACGTATTTACGAATTACTTCTTTTAATCTTGCTTCCATTATTTTACTTTAGATTTAAGTTCTTTAATTAGCTCATAAGAAAGCATAATTGATGAAACTTGAGAATCGGATACAGTCTTTCCAATTTTCATTTTTTCTAAAACGGAAATAGTTTCCGATAATTTAATTTGTGTAACTTTATCTTGTAATTTTTGTTTAATACCATCTAATTCGGAAATTATAATTGGAAATTGTTTTTCAACATAATCTTTAAATTTAGTAGTATTTGTGATGTTGTTTATATATTCTTTCAACAAATTCTTTTGAGATTCATTTAAATTTGTATATTTTTTGTTGAAAGTTTCGACTAGAATCTTATAGGTAAGTAATCTAAGGTCTTTGTCTTGTTGTTTATAGGATTCAATCAACTTTTTATCTTCGGTTGGTTGAACTTGTTGAGCCGGTTTTGATGTAATGTTTTCGATTAGGGTAATCTTAGAATTAAAAATATCTTTAATATCATATCCATCCGCTCTTTTAGATTCAAATACTTTATATATAGATGCTAAGGTTTTATAATTAGAAATAGGTGATGATAGGAATTGTTCAATTTCAAATTTTTCTGAAATTTCTTTAATAAGATTAAATTTTTCTTTAGAAAGTGCAACGTGGTTTAGCTTATTATGAGCATCACATACAGTTTCTACTAATCTATCTGCTTTTGTTTCAGAACTATACTTTTCTTTTAACAATATATCGTAAAGACGTAATTCTTTGTTTAACTCCTTATTTGGAGAAAAGAATTCTTTTAAGATATTCTTTGCGTTTTCCGTTTTGTCCCCATTAAGAACTTCCAATGTTATTTGTCTTACCAAAAGCTCAAATAACACTCCAGTATTCTTAAACTTGGAATGTTTAATTTTTTTCATTTACTTACCCTATATTTGTTCTACCCTATAAACTAACACATATAAATATAAACAAATTAATGTTTATTAAATTTTTGTGTCATCTAATAGGTTTTTTTCATCAAGCATATCAGATTTTTCATTTAAAATCGTCTTTTTTGATGAAATTCCGTTTATATATTCCCTTGCTAATTTTTTAGCGTTGGTATTTAAAACCCTATCTTCTCTTTTTCTCTCCTTATGATTTTCTTTATCTCCCAATGGGTCTCTCCCATATGGATGTTTATCTTTACCATAAGTATTACCTTCTCTAGGTCTACCAACTCCCCTGTTTAATTCGATTTCGGTTTTTAATTTACTGATTTCTTCTTCCACATTTTGTTGCTGTGGTGGGTTTGCTGGGTCCTGTCCTTGTTGTTCGATTGATGTATGTCTAAATCTATCTTTTAAATCCAAAACTACTTTAGCTCTTTCAATGTCTATTTCATCTTCAGATAATCCAAATACATTGTGATACGCCCAATCAGAAGATAACATATTAAGTGCTTTAACATCAGATGCCAATCTTACTTTTTCAGACCAAAGATTTACTTTTTCTTGCTCATATATAGTAGATGCATTAGTTAGGGTTAATTCAAAGTTAGTCATTTCAGAATCTTCAATACCCTGCGCTGCCAAATGTACAACTGCAATTTTAGCTAATTCACTAACAACGGTACGTTGAATTCTTTCGATTGTTCTAGCGAAACGAACATCTTCTGCAGCTAATGTAGCTTTACCATTAACGTTCTCATCGTATGATAAGTAAGCTTTTGGTACTCTCAATGCTGCAAATAATTTATTTTTTAAGTAATCAATATCCTCAATAGCGGCGTATTCTAATCCATTTAAGTTTTCTATGGATGTACCACTATCACTACCACGCACAGGTAAGAAAAAATCTTCAGTAAGGTTTTGAATATTGTATTTTAAATTATAATCACCAGTATTTTTATCAACAAATGGAGTTTTTTTCATTTTATTGATAATCTTTTGCATATAGTTATCTACTTCTTGCGGTGGAATGTTACCAATATCAATTTTAAATATTCGTTTTTCAGGTGCTCTCATAATACGATGGATTAACATCGCATCTTCCATAAGAGATAATTGTTTCCAAATTCTTCTTGCACCTTCAATCATTCCCTTGCCATATGGAAGGAAGTTTGTATCTGATAACATTCTGAAGTGAGCCATCTCATACTGCTCATATTCTTTTTTACCAAAACGGTCTAATTCAACTTTATATTTTACATAATCAGGATTATTTGGGTCAGTACCCTCTAATCTTTCTACATTATATACCGAATGTGGCATTACATTAATGATACCTTTACCAGGCATAATTTCTAATGCTAAGAAAGCATCACCGTATTTTACTAAGTTTCTAATCCAAGGCCATAAATTAAATTCTATGTTCATTATATCATAGAATAAATTATGCAATAATTCTCTTACGTTTTCGTTTGTTGATTTTATTTGAAGTACATCTCCATATTCATTTTTAGTTGTGCTTTCATCGGAGTATATATCTAAAGCAGAAGATATAATCGGGTCACTATCCATAGCATCATAATCTCTAAAAAGTTCTCTACGAACTTGATGATATGCCATTGATTGAGCACCCTGATTGCTTTCGTAATATGACCTTTGTAATTTAGTATATCTATCTCTGAGATTTACAAAATTTGTATTTGATTGTCTATCTTCCACATCTACAACTCTACGTTTACCATCTCTATCAACGGTTACGATTGCGTTTGTTGAAAATAGTTTTTTCAGTCTACCAAAAAAACTCCTGTCATCTATTTCTTGTTCTGCCATAATTTATTTTACCATTTTCTACAAGACCAATATCTTGCTTTTGTTCTTGGACCAGGATTATCACAATTGTGTCTTGCTCTAAAGTTTGCTCTCCTACCAGGATTATCTTTTTTTATATTCATACCCTTTTGTCCAAAGTTTACTTTAATTATTTTTCCAGTTTTTGGGTTTTTAACGTAAACTTTAAACTTTTTAACATCACCTTGAGATGGTTTACCTAATTTTACTTCTCTACCTTGATACTCCGCTTCGAACACACAGCTACAATTTGCTTCATCTAAAGATTGTGAGTAAGATTTAAGATATGCAATAAAATCATCCATATCTTCTTGCTCAACATCCAATTCATCATAATCATCAATTGGATTATCCGCTGGCTGGTCTCCTTTAGAATATGCTTTATCTACATATTCATCTTCTTTAAGGATATTTTTAAGTTTAATCATAGTGGTCTCCTTTTATTTTGACATATATCATAAATATCGTAAAATGTCAAAACACTATAATTTATAACCATTGTGATAAATCTTCATAATCATCACCAATTTTCATTTTCCAAGGGTCATCGCCTCTATCAGTAGTTCCATATACACCGGCATGCTGCATATTTGATGAAATACCTCCTAATGTTCTTTTTGTTAAATCAATTCCTTCCTGTCTCAAACGAAGTGCGGTATCTCTGACCCATAATCCGATACACAATGCCATTGTTAAATCATCATTATAACTTTTCATAGCTTCCGCTCTACCATTTATGAATATAAAAGTAAACAATTCATCAATTAAACGATTTGAACGAATTGTTACAGCTTTTTCTCTAAAATACTCATCTAATTTAGATATAATTAACGGTCTAGTCTTAGAAGTTGTTGAAAATCCAGCTACCATTTGTCTTTCATCTGCACGATATTTATTTCTCATTTGATGCTCCACATCTACATATTTTAAATCCTTACTCATATAGAATAAGTTTTTGTATTGTCTATCTATACATTGTTGAATACACGCCCATCCAATGTTTGAGTTTTCCACTACAAGTAAAGCATCATTATATTCGGTAGAAAGATTTACTAAAAAGTTTCCAAAATCTTTTGTATCAATTTTACCTCTATATTCTGCAACCTGAGTTGCATTTAGTATATCAATTACATGACAGGCAGAATAGTCACTTCCATCACCCCTAGCTACGTCCGCTACAACCATATATGAACCATTTGCCGCAGGATATTCCCATCTCCAAAGATTTCCATCAAATCCAGTTTTTTCAATTGGGTCTTGACAATATGTTTCTTTGTAAAACATTAAAAGTTCTGGATCAATTACGGTATCTCCAGAAGATACAAAATCACAATCGCACTCTTGAGCAGCTTTTTTAGCTCCTAATAATTTTTGCTGTTCATCTCTCCAATTTTGGTCTCTTTCAGGATGAACTGTCCAATGTAGACGAATTGTACTAAATGGATTTGTACCATCTTCCGCTCCTAACCAAGTTTTATGAAACCAGTTACCAACACCATTGGGGGTGGATAACGCAACACAAGCACCACCCGTTGATAGGGTTGATTGAGCTGCCACCCAAATCTCATCAATATCATCAATGAAGGCGGCCTCATCGAATATAAGAAGTGATAGGGCTTCAGAACGTCCTGCATCAGGAGAAGAAGCAATAGCCTTAATTTGAGAACCATTATGTAAACGAAGTGATAGCTTGTTATCTTCTAAAGAACCACCCTTTAACCAAGAAGGAAGTAATTCATGCATTACTCTTACTTTAGTTACTAAGTTTTTTGCTACATCTTGTTTTGTTGCAATAACTAATACATTAAAATCGCCATTAAATAGCATTTTCCAAAGTGCAAAACCGGCGCAAAGAGTTGATATACCAGTCTGACGTGATTTAAGAACTATATTAAATCGATTAGAAGCAAATTCAATTAAAGTTTTTTCCTGAAATGGGAAAAGGTGAAAAGGTATCTTACCTCTCACCGGGTGTTGAATCATACAATACTTTTTCATAAAGTGAATCGGGTCTACCGCACACTTTTTGTATTCTTCTGCAATAATCTCTTTTAGAGATTTTTTTTGTGTGATTCCAGTACTCATATTAATCGTTAAGTGGTCTTACTAAATCGTAATTTTTATCTTTTAATAATTCCCAAGCTTCATTTCTTAATTTAGTGACCTCTTCTATTTCTTTCTCAAAATTGATAATATCCGTTAGAATTTCTGCTTTAAGTTCGTTTACATCTCTCTCCATACTCCACTTTTCAATTGTACCATCTTCATTTACAACTTCGTACTCTTGCTTAGCATCATTATAAGCCTGTTGGAATTGAGCTACTACATCTTTACCATGTGCAATCATATTTGATGTTGTTTTATACGTTTCATATGCGTTCCACAACCCATCATATTTTATCTGCGCTTCTCTTAAAGCAACGCAATTTAAACAATATCCTGTTTTAGATATTAGTTTTTTATCAGCTCTTGTTATTTTAATAGTTTTACAGGTATCGGATTTACATCGGTTTAGCGCATCTAAGTAAGCTCTGGTTTCAGCCATAATATCACCCAGTTCGGATGTTTGTACTTTACCTCCTGCGTGTTGTTCCCAAGATTTACCATCTTCATCAGTCCACTTATCTCCAACTTTTCTTTTTATTTCTTGTTTATCAGTACCCGCAAATGATACAAAAGCTCCTTTTTCATATTCACCACCGGTCAATACCATATCTACCAGCTTTTTGCGGGTAGGATGCATAAATTTTTTATTAAATTCCCTTGCCATATTAGTTTTGATATATTTGTATATATAAGTATATCAAAATTAAATAAAACGATTATCTTCCGTACTTAAAAATACCCAATATTTGATTTAATGGTGCAAATGCTCCGGTCAATTTATAGGTATTTCCTCCATAAACAAAAACGATACCTTCATTTGGAACAATTTTATCAAACCCACCTAAAGAATTTAAGCGGCTTAATTCTATTTTTAATTTATTTATTTGTTGTGGATTTCCAGATGCTTTTATTTGTTTAATAGCGTTTCCCAACTCGTTTCTCAATTGTTTTGTTGCATCTGATGGGTTTGCTGTTAACACAGATTCCATAAATTCCAATACATCCGCACCAACTCCTAAAAAAATTTGTTCAAACTTCATTATGTTTTCTTTCATAATCTTTTGTTGGTCTTGCTTATCAGTTTTATCTGCCCAAGCTCTTATTTTATCGTCTTGAATTTGATTTATACGCATCGATTTATCACCAAACGCCCATCTTTTAACCAATCCTATTTTTGAACCAATATCTAATTTTTTTGCATTCTTCTCTACATAATTTTCCCACCAAGCCTGATGATAATCGGCTACACCATCCGAATCCGATAATTTAAATTCATTTTGAAGTTTGTTAATCATAGAAATATACTTTCCTTGTAATTTAGAAAGATGTTCCGATTTTGGCAATGACTGCATTGGAGGTCCTTGTATAGTATATGTATCTTGCACATGCTTATTAACTTGCTTAATCATACCCGCTAATATAGATGCAGCTTGTTGGTTCTCCCCAATCACTTCACCTTCTTTATTATATTCAAAAGTTCCGTGAAATACTAATAATGGATGTCCATATGGAATTACGTTTGCATTCTGTGGGTAGATTACTTCCAAATTCATAAAACATGCACCATCTTTGAATATCTTTTTACGCTGTGGTTCTGATAATCCTGCTATTGCTTTTGAAAGGTCATTCATAGCAAATGTATAAGCATCCGTTAATGCACCTCTACCAGCAAATTGATTTGCAACTTGTCCAATAGTCATAGCACCTTCCCCCTGATTCTTTGTGTGTGATTTATTTCTTGCAGCAACTAATCTACCATTTACCCAACTAATTGCCAATGCCTGTCCATCAGTTTTTTCTCTTGCCAATTCTAAGTCACCATTAAGTGCTTTAGTTACAATATTTTTAAGGTCACCAAATGTAAGATTCATTTGTATATCAAACGGATGGTTCATATGCCCATAAGCCCCACCTTCTAATAATAAACCTTCACTTAATGGAGTTTCAATCTTAGTTAGTTTACTATAATAGTTTGGGTCTTCGTATAAATGGTCTAATGCAATTTCTTTTGCAATTTCTACATCGGTTGTATGCTCTCTTTCTACCGCATATCCTTTTATAAATTCGTTCTTTAAAGTTTGTGGACTTATATTATGGTGCTTAGCTATATCAGATAAATTCATACCCTTTGCCAATCCACCTGGTATTTTATCTTCTTTTACTTTGGTATATTCTTCACTACCATCACCATCCAATTTTGATTTCATTTTTTTAACATCGTTTGGGTCTGGTGCACCATTGATATATCCACCTGATAAACTTAAACCAACACCAGCTCCACCACCAAGTCCCATCTCATCTAACAATGAATCAAAATCTTCAACTATTTCTTTAATATCTTCTTTTGAAATTATTGTATCTTTTTGATTATCAGGCAATTCCCAAAATCTTTTAGGTTTTTTTATTGCTTTTTTAGGTTTTACTTCTTTCCAATCTTCAACTTTATGTGGGTCATCGGCTGGGTTTAATGTACTTTTTTCTACATTGCTTATTTTGTAATATGATTTTCTAAATTGAGTTTCAGTATCTTTTGTTTTACCAACCCCTCTCATATTATCTGCTTTAGGTTTATCCAATTGAGTGTATCCACCTTGCTTATACCAATTTTCAGGCTTTTCTTTATTTAATATTCTCTTTTGTCTATCTGCTACAAATGATGTATCAGGTTCAGCAGTTCCGCTAAATCCAGCATTAGATGCTGCTTCTTTTAAATTTTCTTTTTTAGGAATTCGGAATGTTACTGCTTTCTTACCATTGATTGTTGGCATTCCCCATTCATCTTCACCTATTGATTTAACAACTACTTTTTTATTTTTGAATTTACCCATTAACAAAGTATCACCAACTTTTACGTTTAGTTTAATTTCTTCGTTAATACACTCTTTTAATTTTTTTAATTTAAGAGTAATTAATTTGAATATCTGCGCATCAAATTTTGGATAAGCTTTTATAAAGTTTTTCTTTCTTTCTTCTTCACTACCAGCACTTAACCAATATCGAACATCAGTACCACTAATTGGATTTGACTGAGCGGGTGAAGCATACACATATCCCTTATCTAAATACCCTTGGTCTACTTTACCTTTGTATGGTGTAAAATATTTACCACTTAATCGGTTTTGGTCTTTTTCACCAACTACAACTATTAAACCAGTTGTATCCGAATCATAATTGTTTAGTATTTCTTCAGGACGATATGGATTTTTAAGATTAATAATTTTAGATGATGGAATTCCAAACATCTGCGTCATTATTGCTTTTTTTTCCTTAAAATTAAATGGAGATTTTTT